AAAGGCGGTATATTGTCTTCACTCTCTACCTCCACTACTTTCATATTCTTGTACGAAATCATGTAAAGGTTTACCAACTTGAAGAATCTCCATGCCAAGAAAGCACAAACAATTATAGGTGTATAGAATTGTCCGCCACTCATTATTCGAGCCACCAATAATCCAATACACAACACAAGCACAAGTCCCCAAACAATCAGTTGCTTGCGTAAAATACGACACACTCCTCGCCAGTCATTAGCCTCAATGAGAGCGTTCAAATCGTTGCCCATCTTTTTCTCTGTCCGCTTTTTCCACTTATACAACAAGGCGAAAATGATGACAACTGCCAATACGATGAATAATAGTTGTTCCATAAAGTAGGTTTTATTGCGACAAAGATACAGAGTTTCTTCTTATTTTCTGCAAAAATGAGCAATTATCTTACTCCACCAATCGCAATTGGATATAAATCGTGCTGTGGGAACTTTTCGCAGCCGATGTAGAGGGTGTCGAAGGCGTCGGTGCCATCGGTACGGTGTTCGAGAAGGTCTTCTTCTGATTCAGGTTGTTCTCACCAAAAAAGGTGCAGATGAAGCGAATCGTAACAGGAGATGATGCCGATGGCTGCTGCCCACAAAAGAAAAGCCCTTGTTCTACGTTGGCAAGGCGCAAGACAAAGGCTTTATGGAAAAAGGCGGATTAGGGGAGATTCCGCTTCAAAGAAGTTTCATAGTCTTTGTATGTTTTTACATTTTGCTAATATCATCATCAAGTTGTTTTCTCCAGATAAAAGCACCGCCAACAGAAAAAATTAACGTGAAAATCAATACCGCTTCGGCATAACCGACTGGCAAATAATCTCCCTCAAAAAAAAGATAATCCGTTTTGGAAGCATAGTACAATTTAGGAATATCTCCTGACTTGATTTCGTTCAATATTCTATCTCCAGTATGTAATCTGTATTGTTTTGATTTATATGTTATTAGAATTGTGTTTGAACGCTTATAATTAAGTTTTTCTTCATATCCATTATACAGATAATCAACAATTGGTTTCTGAGTCTTTTCGATATGGTTGCCATATAAATATAACAAATATAAAGCAAGAGATAAAGCCAATCCTGTGCAAAAAATGGTCTTAAAAAATGTTCTAATCTTCATTTCTTCTAAGAGTTATTCATTGTCATAAAAGTATATAGGTCTATTAAATGAAGGCCAACATTGAAAATAGAGAATTTCTATAGTGTCCCCGATCTTATCCTTATTGCCAACTTCAATTAAAGAATTCCCTGTATAGGTTTCATCTCCGACACTGAACTCATAAAGATAACAATTTGTAGTGTACCTGTGGATCAATGATGATTCATTGTCAGTGATTACGGCTTTGCATTGACTTCCGTAATGTTTTAGCATTGGTGTCAAAATTAGTGCAGAAATAACTGCATATAAGATAATGACAACACAAATTGAGAAGTAGACATTTCCTATTGTTAATTTTATAGGGAATATTTTTCGCGTTGATTTTCTGTAGTGTTTCTTTTTTGTCATAAATTCAACAATTGTGCTTCACAAAGTTACATCATAAAAACGGCAATTCTCCATTTTTGTTGCTTTTATTTCTCCGTCTTATACGTTTGGCAACAATGATTTTGACAAATCGGAACGCCAAGATTACCAAATGAATGAATGTAAGTAACAACAGATAAAACCACCAAGTAAATGCTGCTCCACCATCCCCCCTATATAACATGAAGTAATACAAAGGGCATGAGTAATAAAAGAACACGATGAGGTCTGTCATTCCTTTCTTTTTATTGACAGATACTATTTCAATTAGTATAAATATTATACAAACAAGAGATAATATGTATGCAATTACATTGTCATTCATTTTTGTTGCTTCTCATAAAATTAATAGACTTTTCCTATAAAACGGCATTTTCTCCGTTTTATTGCATTATCTCACCCCACCCACACAAATTGGGTATAAATCGTGCTGTGGGAATTTTTCGCAGCCGATATAGAGGGTGTCGAAGGCATCGGTGCCGTCGGTACGGTGTTCGAGAAGGTCTTCTTCGGACTCCGGCTGCTTCTCCATACTTTTGTTTTTGCGGAAGCCGTTGCGTCCTCGCTCCACTCCTGCGGACTGGATGGCGAGGATAAGGTCATCGTTGTTCTGGCGGTTGAAGTACGGCATCAGTCGCTGCTTCCCGGCAAAGCCCTGATTGATGAGAAGGTATTTCTCATCGTGTCGCATCGGGTTGCCGAGGTACACGTCAATGACCTGCCATCCGTGGCGCTCGAACTCATGTACTACCACCCAGTGGAAGTCCTGGTCGTTCACGGCATAGTTAGAGCCGAGGGCGGTGGCATCATAGTAGTAGATGACCGTCTTGTTTGGGTGTGGTGCGTAATAGGTGCAGAAATCGGCGACGAGTGCAGGGATTTTGCGCTCGAACTTCACATAGAACGATTTGAGGATGTTCAGGCGGTTGGCACGAGGCTGACCGCACACAATCCAATTGATATTGGCATTGTAGTCCATGCCAATACAGAGAGGTTGCATAGGGTCGATGTCCGAGTCCGTGCGACAGTCGAGCGAGCTGTTAAGCGTGGAGAACTGATTGTTGGCGTGGATGGTGTAAAGATCCTGCTGCGCCTCCTTGATGATGTGGTCGTAGCCGAGCGAGTCGAGGTAGTCGAAATCCGATGCATCATATTTGTGGTACTCCTGCATTGACGAGTAGAAGCCATCGTGCGAGATGCCAATCTTTTGACAGAGGATTGATGTCTGGAAAGTCTTCGGCGTGAGGTCGCGCTTCATCTGCCGGATATACTCTTCACCGAGAAGCTGGAGGTTTTCGAGTGTGGAATACTCCTTATAATAGACCGCCACCGAGCGCATCTTGTTAAGACTCTGGTCGAGCCATTTGAGGTAATTAGGCAGATAAGAAGGAATGGGCTTGCGCTGCTCTTTGAGCTGTGCAATGCGCTCCTTCGTCTGCCAAATCTTGTAGATTGTGCCCTTGATTGTGTCAATCAGTTCCGTGTCCATCTTATCCTCATAGTGAAGGAACCAAGAACCCTTGGTAGTCTGAGGCATATCCGAGAGCACCATCATGCTATGGTTAAAGCTGTGGTGCCCGAAGTACGAGCGTATGCCACCATTTGCAGGCAGAGTCTCGTCCTTCAGTTTGTTGTAATCAATGAACTTCGCCTCGTCAATGAGCAGCCACGAGAGCGTTAGCGAGTTGGAAGAGCCCGGGCGGTCCTGACTGATGATGATAGCCACCGAGCCATTATAAAACGTGATGACATGCTCATAGTCAGCCGGTTCGGTGATAGGCTTAGAAAACGACTTCGGCGGTTTTCTGCCTACCACATAATGCACGCCATTGATATAACCCCAACGCTTCCACGCTGCAAGCAGACCAGGGAGCGTATTCGTCAAGCCATGCTTGAACGTAGGCACAACGATACCACCCGTGGAGCCAGGCATACGCTGCATGTTGCGCAGCACAAATGGCGAGGCGATGGAGTCCGTCTTGCCCGTGCGTCGTCCAGCCACGATGACCGTAGTCTTCGCGCCGATGTATTGCGTAAGAAGCTGAGGTTTGTTGAAGTACACACGCTTTGCGTGTTGCTTCGCCTCGATGTCCCAAAGGGAAGTGTCAACTTTGTTCGTCATTGTCTTCTGGCTTAAAGATGTCATCAAGAACAAGATCCGCTTGTTCATATTCAATGTTTTCTGTGTCCGGATGCGACGTGGTAAGCTCCTGCGTGAGCTTTCGGATGCGGTCGTCGATGTTCGGAACTGGCGTGATGCCCACAACACGCGGGTCAGTAGTCGGGAAGAACGGTTGGACGACAATCATGTGGTACGGCACAGATTGCTCGTCCTCGACGTCGATGCGGTTGAACTTCGCATAAGAAGTGGCCGCTTTCTCCATTGTCTTCGTGTCCTTACGTTTCTTCGCCATCTGGTACGTCTCCATTATCATCTCGTTATACCGCCAGCGGTGGAAGTCGCGCGTACACTCCGAGAGATTAGGCAATAAGGCTTTGACGATTTTCAAGTCAGCATACGCCGTGACTTGCGATAGTCCGTATCGGCTGCGCAGCTCATCGACAAACTGCCGATCCTTCATGTCTGGGTTGGCGATAGACCATGTGACCATGTCGCGCAACCGCAACAAGTGCTCCACTTGCGGAATGGGGTAACGCTCCTCCAACTCCGCCTTAGCGGTGTAGAGGTCTTGCTTTGCTATTTCTATGATGTTGAGCTGGGACATGATTGTTGGTGTTATGGTTATGATGGTAAGCCGAACTAAGCCTTTCTAAGCCTTTATGAGCCGTGGTGTGATGGCTATTGAGGGCTATTCATCATCCTCCATATCGAGGAGATTGTTACGAGTGTTTTCAAGAGCGAGTGGAGAGCCGACGTAGGCGAGCTGCATCTCCTGATGCAATAGCTTGACACGTGAAGCAGCCTTGCCACGGTGGTAACGCTGCGAAACGGCTGTTGTGCGGTCAGCAATGTCACGGCGTAAATCCTCTGGTGGAACACCGAGAATGACAGCCATATCGCTGATTTTTAGGTAGATTGAAGCATATTGTTCAATCTGCGTTAAAGTTTCTTCTGAATAAGTCATTTGATTTATGATTTAAGCCTTACTGAGCCTCTTTAAGCCTTTCTACGCCGTGAGAATGATGGGGTCAGTTATTGACTCCTGCAGCATTAACACGCTGTTGGAAGAGGTCAGTAAGAGGAACTGAGTGATTTCTAATGAGGTCATCAACCTGGGCGTGGAGTTTGTCGAAGATATTGGAGTCAGTGGAGATGAAGGTGGACTCATGGCGGTTGCCTCGTGTGAGATTCTGCGAGGTAACGACACTAATCTGTTCTCCTGACTCCGCTTGCACGAGAAGGATTTTTGAATGGTTGTCGGCGAGATAGGTGCGCTTCATCGTCTGTGTGATGAACGCCCATAGCTTCAGAGTTTTGTTCGTAGCCTTATGGTCGAGAACAAGATTAAAGGCAGATATGTTGCCCGATTTCTCGATGAAAAAGAGCCTACGCAGGAACTCCTCGGAGATTGAGAACGAAGTCTGCCAAATCTCTGCTTTGCCGACTTGTCCCAAAATCCACTCCAAAACGTCCGCCACCTGAAGAGCATTGGAGAGATACGCCTGGTGTGGACATTCCGAGAGTGGTTTTAGGATGTCATCTATGTTGATGTTGCGCTTCACTACTTCTTGGATTTAGACTTGGACTTCGGCTTGGAAGGAGTGGCATCCTCAGGCTGTTCAGCTAATTGGTCCGTTGGCGATGGACTAATTTCTGTTTCCTTAGTCTGCTCCTCTTCGCTTTCGTTGGTTTCGGTATTTGCTGCACTTTCTGCCTTTGTCACATAATGGTCATAAGTGTCCCAATTTGCGTGCAACTTTTTATCGAGATTTATAAACTCGTCGAGTAACGGCTTGCGTTCTGCAGCCGGCACCTGCTTAGTAGAGTCCGACAACAAGCGTAGGCGCAAATGGAGTTCACGCATACGGCGAGTGATATCAAGGTTCTCGACATAGAGAGCCTGGATATCCTCAGGCAGCGAGTCGTGATCCGCACGCTTGCCAGCCTTAAAGTCCTTCGCTTCGTTGTGTTCCTTGAACTCTGTTCGACTTGCCACGATAGCATCCACTTGCTCCTGCATGATGTTCACCTCGTCGTGGGCTTCGACCTCACGGCGAGCTTTGAGGAAGGCACGTAGCTTGCCTTCGATGAACTCAGCCTTGCCTTTGGGATTGATGCTGAGATTACGATACATTATGGTGTTATTGGTGAGTTGGAGAAGGAGGATAGCACCCTCGTTCCAGTCACGCTCAGCAGATGGAGTGTCGAGCCATTGCTGGAGTTTGTCAGTCAGATTGTTCATATTTTAGAGTTTAACTTTGTTGTTATAACTTAACTTCGTTGAATTGTGGCTGCACTCGGCATAGTTCAAGCAAGCTTGACTCTGCTCTCATTTGCTCACAATTTATTGTTGATACCAGTAAAGAACACACAATTCTTGTGATGTTCGGTAAGCACATTGCGCATAGCCTTCAGCGTAGAGCCAGTAGTAACGAAGTCGTCGAAGACGATACAGTTAGGCTCTTTGGGGAGATTGTTCATGGTGAACACCGCCCCGATACGCTGCTTGGAATGGCAGAAAGCAACATCCTCGTAGAACGGGATGTTCAGTTGGGAAGCAATCATTTCGCTGATGCGAGTGGCGAAGTTCTTGACCAGATGGCGACGTTTGGGAGTGGTGACGATACACCACGCCCCCGTGTTCAACTCCTCACCGAGGATGTCACGGATCAGTGGCGAGATGCTATCAGCGAAGAACGCCACCATACTGTCATCGCCCTTTATATCCGTCAGCGTTCTGCCATACAGCGACTTCTGCCATAGAGAGATGAAGAAGGTGTCCGCCCGTCGAGTAAGCCGGACGCGCCGGGTGAAGTCGCACCGCGCTTCGACCGACTTATCCCACGCCTTGCGTTTCTCTATGGCGAAGATATCCTTCTGTTCATGCGAAGCCTCCTTTGAGAACAGATCAAGCGGACCCGATAAATCCGGCACGGAAATGTCATTCAAGAATTCCTGCATGTCTATCGGAGTCCGCTTGTCCATGGTCAACTATGATTATAACTTTACTCGCCGTTACGCTGCGCAATCAATGTCGCCGTCCTCAGTGGTGATGGTGCCAGTATAGAACGGAGCCGGACACTCGTCCGATGCCTCCACGTTGATAGTGGTGCCGGTGGTGCCAGTGGCACCTTGACCGAGATCCTGCGTGACTGTGGTCTTGGTAGTCCACTTGTCACAACCAACGACACGGTGCTTGCCCTTCATGTCCTCGACGATGAAGACGTTGTCGTAGTTATTGAGGTAAGCAGCTGCAGCCGATGCCGCTTCGCTTACCGACGGATGCACCGCCACGAGTTTGTTGAGCTGCGTCTGTGACGGCAGTTCACCCTGTGCCTCACTTGTGAGCTGCGACTTCTCAGGAAGGATGTCGATGTATTTCCATACAGCGTTTTCCTTCAACGTGAAGGAGCCGTCATAGACAGAAGAAGTGACACGTCCGACCTCGTTATGAGGAAGTTTAGGCCAAACAAGAATATCATTCTTGGATGTATAATAAACACGGCGACGCACACCAGGAAGTTCCGGTGTGCCCATCGCCCATGCAAGAGATTTTTGTACGTCTGTATTAGATGCTGCCATAATTACTATTGTTAAGAGTTAGACTATAAGCCAGCCAGTTCAACGACCTTCAGGCGTCGCTTGTCGATAGACTCGAACTGTACACCGAAGAACATGGTGGCGATGTACGAGAGAAGGAACGCATCGAAACGTTCAACGTCAACAGATTCCACGTCGCCCATCTGGTCATATCCATAAAGCATATTGATCTTTGGCGAGATATGGATATACTTCGAGTCCGTCTTGTTAGCAAGCGGACAGAAGATGAGCTTGCCGTTAGAACCCTCGACAGTAGGCTGATTGTACTGCGTGTTATACGGAATACCGCTATGGGTGAGCAGATAACCCTCGTTATACTTATCCACGAAGTCCTGCGAGCAGTACATGAAGAGCGTCTGCGAGCGAAGACGAGGGTCGAGCGAGAACAGAATCTCCTTAGCCACGTCAACAGCGTTGGCAGAGGTGATGGCATCCGTCAGTTTGAGGTAATTGCCATTCTCCTTAGCGAGAGCACCGGAAGTAACCTCCTTCTTTGTGATGGTGTCGAAGCCATCGAAAAGATCCTGGGTGGTAGTACCGCTTGCGTTGCGCACACCGCTCCAGATAGCATCATTGAGCTTTTCGGAGAGCGACTTGGCGATAAGTCCAAGCACCTCGCGAGCCGTAGGCACAGACTTCTGTCCGTCGCCCTTAGTGGCACCAGTGCCGAGGAGCGTAGAGATAGCCGAGTTAGGCTCGAACTTCGCGACCACCGAACCGAAGAACGTTTCAAGAGTTCGGAAGTCCAGCTGCAAGTTCACGTCCTCCGAGCGAGTTGGCGAGTAAGGAGCAAACTGTGCCGAAGCGTTGAGCGTGCCCACACTCTCCTTGTAGCGGATGCCAGGGCGACCAGTCATAAACTTAAGAGTCTCGTCGCAGCCGATAATCGGCAGACGAAGGAAGTCAGAACGCCACTTTCGAGCAGCATCCTTGTATTCTTGTAGGGTAAATTGTAGTTTTCCTGCCATGATTGGGAATTTTGAATTATGAGTTGAGAGTTTTATGGTAATGAGTCAAAGAGAGCCTGAGCCGAGTTGGTGGTGTCGTAGAACTTCTCGATGTCAGACTTTTCGGTGTTGGTGCCACCGTCCTTCTTGTCATCAACAACCGTGTTTGTAGTGTCAGCAGGGAGCTTTTTCAGTTTCTCCTCCAATTCGCTGTTAGCCTTAGTCAGACGGTCAACGTCAGCCGAGAGATTGGTGATTTCCTTGTACTTCGCTGTAATGTCCGCCTCAATAGAGTCGAGCTGTGCCGTGGTAAGCGTAACCTTGTCGTCGTTAGCTTCCAGCGAGTCGCAAGCGAGAGTCTTGCAAATGTTAGAATAGGTCTTTTTCATTTTTTCTTCAGAAGATATGGTTGGAACAATTTTATTTGGTTTTTCTTGCGAGTGGAAAACAGAGGCACAAGCCTGTAGGAACCGTCTGAACGCCGTGATGTCTTCCGACTTCGTGTCGGTCAGCATCTTAGGAAGCGGTATGCCGTGAGCGGTAAAGTCCGCAGCAATAGCCTCCGTAAGAACTGGAGCCGACTCATCATCAAACTCCGTGAGTTCATCAACGAAGCCCCAAGCCAGTGCCTCCTGTGCCGTCAGCCATCCACCCATTTTCATGAGTTCAAGCAAGTCGGCAGATTTCTTCTTGCATCGTCCGGCATACATCTCTGCGACGTTGGCATCCAGCTTGTTAAGATCAGACTTCTGCTTCTCCAGATTGTCGATGAGATTCTGCATATCCGTAGCGTTCAAGCTGCCCCACTCGAAAAACGACTGTGAGCATTGGTGCACGAGATACATAGCCGAGTGATCCATGGTGATGCGCTTTGCGCCCATAGACGCGATGGTAGCGGCACTGGCGTTCATGCCCACAAAGTGGACGTGAACATTGCCGTGTCGCCTGAATGCAGATGATATTGAGAGAGCGGTGTTGAGCTGTCCGCCGAGAGAGTCGATGAGAACAGCAACCTCCTTGTCGGTGTTCTTGTTTAGGACGAAATCGACGTAGTCAGAATCGAAGTCCCAACCACCGACGTAGCCTTTAAGATGGAGATTGTATTTTGTCTTTGCCATGATTGTCAAAAATTGTTTGAAGGCAAAGATATATTATATAATAATGTTGGAGAAAGACAAAAAAAATGTATTTTTGCGATGTAAAACGATAAACTTATGGTGAGAGACATTGTAATCATATTGATAATTCTGATAGGCGTATATTTTTGTATTCGCAGATTTTATCATTTTGCATTAATTGCAATAGTATTTTTATTTGCACTATTTGGGCAATCACGCAGAAGTTATCGCAAACTGCGAATTATCTATTGGAAGAAGGTGGGGCGCAAAAACAGGACGAAGAAAAAATAGCCTTTTCAAAAACTCAACCGATTTCGGCTGTATCTTTTGTAACATTGTAAACAAACAAAGAAAATGCTGATTATCAGCGTTTTAAGTTTTTGCGCAATGTTTCAACTGCATACAAAATGTTACAAAAAGGCATGAAAAAAGGCGCTCATCACGCCGTGCATGGCACAAGTGCCACTTTGTTTGTATAAGATATGGTGTATTTCGTAGCAGCCGAATCACCATCCACCTTGCCAGTGGAGTCGTCCACCTTGATGACAGGATAAGGTTTGTCAGCCGTGCCGATGAGATACTGCTTTCCATCCACTGTCTGGATGACGAAAGCAAGATGCTCATGAGCTGGCAGCTGCGAAGTAGTGGAGAAAGAGAGTTTCACCTTTTCCAAAGTATCGTTATTGTCAAACTGCGTCTCCATTTCACAAATTGCGTCCCCGATATGTGGCACAAGGAAAGTGTCAGCGAACACTCCGACAGGAGCATCCGCCAACGCTTTCTGGGTGATGCTTGCCATGAGCGACGAGGCAAGCACGTAATATATATTGATGATTCCGGGAAGACGTTGCATATTATTCTACAGTTTCTTCAGTTTCAACCTTGTTATTGCTACCGTTTTTTATCGTGCTGTTTTTTCGCTTGCATTGGTTAGTAAGATAATTCTTACGCAAGCGTTGGTATATTTTCGCGATGGAGTCCCAGCAAGTGCCGTCCTCCTTGATGCCCCGTTGTTCCATGTAGAGATAAATGAGGTCTTTCTGCTGTTTGCCAATCTTGCCGAAGTCGTGCAGGAACGTCCAGCAGTCTACATCAAAGGAGTTCTTCACATTCTCCAGCAGCGCACGTTTACCAGTATCCGTGATATGGTTGTAAATACGAGGGTCGCGAGTTTTAGAATACGGAATACAAATGGCGACTTCATCCTCACGTTGCCTTGTAGGAACAGCAGAAACAGGCGGTTTGACAACAGCGAGCTTTATAAGTTTAGACTCGATGCTGCCGTTTCTTAGACGCACTGGTTCCGTGCCACTGTGCCGATGTACGAACCACTGGCGCAGATAGGAAGGCATTTTGATATAGATGTGATAGTCGCTCATAAAACATGTAAAATGATTATGGGCGCAAAGATACAATACTTTTCGTGTACTTATTTATATGGGCGGAGAGGTTTAAGAAATTTTATTTGGTATGTAGGTAGGTTTGTAGGCAAGAAAATTGTATTTTTGCAACAAAATTGCTAACATATGAAACTAAAAGAAATTATAAAAGATGGCGAGGTCGATATTGTAAAATTGGCTGATTTCATCGTTAATGAATTGGATATTGATATAACAGAGAATGATGTAGAAATAGAAAGATACGTTGATACAACAAAAAATATGTTTCTACATCCAGAATATGATTTTTCCATATTAAAAGAAAATCCAGAGTTGTCTATTGAAGAAGTTTTTCCTAATGCAGAATGGGATGAGATAAAGACTGTGGATATCTTTAATGAAAACGAAAAGGATAAACTTAACAAGTTGTCAGAGGAAGATGTAGATTTGCTGATGGAAACAGTAGACGAACTCCTTGAATATGATGCAGATGAGTTTATAGAACAACTATTAGGATTTACTGAAGAAAAATGGCAAGAACAAGAGCGTATGGCTAATTTAGAAAAAGAAATAGATGCCAACTGGGGATTTTGTAAAGAATCTTATAACGATGATTATGATGATGTTTCCGAGGAATACTAGAATGTCCCAACCGCTCGGCTACAAAAAAATAATTTGGATAAAAGCCGGAACGAGGCGATTGCCTCGTCCGGCTTCCACCTTTATCTGCGGAAGACGTAGCCATCCTCGAAGATGTAGTCCGAGATGAACAAATCCCTTGCAAACGCCTTGTAATCGAAGTAATATGAGAGATTGCCCATCATGCGCTCCAAATCATAGCACTCATTGACGATGTGTGTGGCGAAATCCTCTTCCGAATCATATTCGCCCTCATAACAATCTTCAAAATCCGAAATGCTGTCATCGCCTGTGGCAGAAACATAAGCCTTAAACGCTTTCTGTTTGTCATCATCCATTTGGATGAAAGCTATTATCTTGTTGAATACTTCTTCATCCATACAGCTTTCTGAATACCATTCAGCAGGGAAGCACTGATAATCCTGAAACATAAGCTCCGGATCCTCCTCATCAGCGTGAAGCTGCTTGCATACATCGATGAACTCCTCGTAAGAGTCAAACGTGCGGAGATCGAGCCAGGCACCGAAGAGTGAGCCTTCATTGTACTTCTTGTATGTGCCACAATAGATGGCAGGCTGATCCCAGAGATAATCAACGATATAGCTGCTGACACTCTCAAACTGCTCCTTCATGCTCTTGTGAGCCGACTTAGGTGATGTTAAAACCATTTCTTGCATAACTTAGAAATTTAAATTGTTAGACTTTTAGATGCAGCCCTCGAAATGAGGACTTTTTACGCTGCCTTACCCAGCGCAAGAAGACATTTAAGGCAAGAGATAGCCGAATATTTTTTCACCTTTGGCGGAACGAGAATTTGGACCAGGAGCCACCGCACCCCAAAATCTTGAAAAAATATTCGAGCTAAGGCAGCGCCGTGCCCTTGCAGAATGTCGCTTGCGCTAACTTTGCACGCGGAAAAATCCCATGAACGGCACCAGGGCTGCATATCTGACAATTTGAATGTTATGCAGTAGAAATCCATCACCTATGTCCACAAGAGCGGAGCAATAAAAAAGGAGTCAGCAATACCTCTTTCATTAGATTATCGTAGGGCAAAGCCTGACATGTGGCACATACATCAAAAATGAACAATGACGAAAAGGCTCACGAGTGCCAGGCACGTTCTCCTGAAGCACGGTGACACTTACGATACCGCATGGAAGAAAGCAAGCAGTAGCAGAAGAGGAGAAGCCGGACTACAACTAAAAATAATGATTTTCAGTAGTAAGCGTATCCGCGATGCAGCCTTGTCCATATTTTTTTATCTCTTTACCTTTGCTGCGTGAATAAAAAATCTAATATGATAGCAGCAAAACGATATGAAAGCGTATGGAATG